CGAGTGATAGTGATAGTGAAAAAAAAATAAAAAAAAATAAACAAAAAAAAGCGGGAGCCGAAGCTCCCGCGTTACTTACTTGACTCGCATGTTTTCATTATTGGCCAGGGCTTTTTTAATGGCCTTTTTGTCCATTACCTTAATTAGTTCTTTGTCTGTTGTTACGGCTTCAGCACTAATTATTTTATTCTCAAAATTTGTGGCCGTTTGTCGGTAGAGGTAGGACAATTTATCTAAGGCTTCATCTAATATGTCAGGGTGAACATTCCCGCGAACCATGAAGCCGTCCGCGTATTTATTTAATGTTAGAAAAATATCTTCAATAGGCAAACCTAAAAAATCGGGATAAATTACTAACTTATAAAAATCGCTTTTTAATTCGGCCTTAATTTCGGCTTCAATTTTTTGCCTTATTTCGGCTTCTTTGTTTGCTTCGGCTTCGGCCTTTTTTCTGTCGGCTTCGGCCTTCGCGGCTTCTCGTTCTTTGTCTTTTTTCGCGGCTTCGGCTTCGGCCTGTTCTTCGGTCAAATAAATTTCATCGCCATTTAGCCATTTAGTAATATCCAAAAGGCCGTACTTAATAGGCTTATTTTTGGTTATTCTTTGTGTATTCATATCTTTAAATAACTCTACACTTCGGCCGTTTTTTGGTGTTTCAACGGCTGAAATTAGATTTTTGTACTTATGGAACATTGAGAGGTGAATGCCTACAAGGTCACAAAACACCTTTTGTTTCATTTTTTCTTCAATTTTTGATAAGGCCAAAATAGAACGACCTTTTTTTATGGTACTGTCAACCATAAAGCCGAAATTTTTAGCGTTTTGCATTGTTTCAGCTTCGCTCAATTTTCGCAAGGCTTCAAGGCCGTTCTCAAATTTCAGCCTTTTGGCTTCAGTTGAAAAAAGTTCTACCGCGGTAGAAGTTTTGGGGGTGTTGTTTTGGGTGTTCATAATATAGGGGTTAAAAGGGTTAAGGTGTTGGCTCATTCCAACAGTACAAAAGTAATAAAAGAAATGCATATTTCAGCCCAAAAGTAAAAAAACTTTTTTTCGTAATTTTTGACCTTTTACAAAGTTCTACCGCGGTAGAACTTTTTAGGGCTTCGGCTTCAGATACCATTTCAATGTATCAAAACTACAAAATAAGTTTTGAACTACGAAGCAAAATTGAAAAAACTTTATTTTTAGTGTATATTGTGTTACCGGTAGTCGCCAGGAATAGCCGGTGTATGTTGTGTTATGGGGATCCGTTTTGTATTGTGTTATGAGGATCCGTTTGTGCTATGTTACGAAAATCATTTTTGCCGGTAGGCATACTTTCATAACATTACCTAAACAAATAGTGAATTTACCTTTTGTTATGAATTAGTCCCAAAATGGTGTAATTAGTGTTATTAGAACGGGTATTTTCCAAATTCCATCCATACATAACAAATCCCACACAAATTTAGTTCACCATGTGTTATGAAATACCATTTTCCTTTTTGTTCATGTTGTGTTACAGAACCAAGACCAGGATTTATTCATTCATTGTTTGTAACATAAGATACACCAAAACCGGTGTATATTGTGTTACAATTATTTCCTAACATTCCTATATCATCCTATGTTATGTAACATAAGACAAAACAAACAAACGAACTTTAGTTTGTTTGTTGTTACATAACACAAAACATTTTTAACGATAAACAAAACTTTATTTGTTTATTGTTATACTTTATAACATACGAAACTAGTTCGTAATGTGTTGTAACAATACTTGAACATACATTGCCCTAGGCATTGTATTACAATGTGTTATGTAACATTAGTTAAAGTAATAATGGATTGTTTACGGCCAAGACAACAAGGGGGAGGGTACTTTCCGAACGACGGATCAGCACCAGGGGATGGGGGGTAATGCCTAAAATTACGCCCATATCATTTCCCCAAAATTAGGCCCATGTAATTTCCTAAATTTCCACCTATGTGATTTTTCAAAATCAGGTACCCAGTAGGGTACCCAGCTCCAACCATTGTGGTACCTAGTTCCCATAAGGTTCATTTCCGAACAAGTCCAATTTAGTCCATTTTTGGAGTTATTCACATATCCTACCGGGAATTATTCACAGATCCTACGACCAAAACCCCCTTGGAGGGGTTTTGTTGCACTTACAACAAGTTCAATTCGGTGCAATTCCGAGTTATGTCACAAATTTTGACAGGATTTGTGACAAGTTGTTTCCTTTTGAGGAAACACAGACAAAGTTGCTCGATTAGGGAGTGCTTGATGTGGTAACTTTTGGGTTGCGAGTTGAGGTAGCACCGAGAGTGCTCCCTCTTATTCATATCTTATTAGAGGGAATTTGGGGGGTAGTTAAAAAACGGCCTTCTTGATATCAAAAACGCAGATTTTTGACCACTAAAAATTGATAGAGTGGCATGTGGTGCCACTCGAGTGGTATGTGGTGCCACTACTTGTGCATCTTTTGGGGTGATTTATGGTTATATTTGAGGGTTGTTTGCCCGTTAGACTGAGTTATGCCCAAGTACCAAAGACACCGTGAGTTGATGGACCCCGATACGGGGGAGATTGTCCTTTCGGATGAGAGAATCTTACTGATTCCCACCTCTGATTTTGACAAAGCCAGGTTCGTCAAGTTGTTTTACCCTGCTATACCTGTTTTAGCGCGTTGTAAGCCCTTGGAATTCATTTTGGGTATGTATGCCTTGTCCTGCCTAAAGAATGGCACTGTGGGCCTTAAAATGAGTTTTGAGGGGTATTCCCTGTGGTGTGATGGTTTGGGTGTTCCAAGGAAGGACAAATCCTCCTATTACCGGGCATTGAGGGGTTTGGTGGACTTGGGCTTTGTGGTTCGTGGAGAGGATGGGGACATGGAGATCAACTACGACATGGCATTTGTGGGGAACCGGATGAAGGTGTTAAAAGCTGCTGAATCCATGAAACGAAAGACCGACCGAATTGTTAAGTTGGGAGAAGGTAAACAAGAAGAGCTATGAACTACGGCCTTATTCGCAGGCACCCAGGTATGGTGGTGGAATTGATGGAGGAATACTACGATCGCTTGGATACGTCCCGGGAGATTGGCTTTGTGCCATTGATGGCGGACCATGCGTTCTACATCAAGGACATGAACTTTGAGCTTTACCGGGAGATGCTTCACACGCCCAAGGAGGTTTACGAGCTTATTTACCGGTCCATTCTGACCAACAGCCATTACAAAACTAAAATCCTGGACCATGACAGCCATCGAGAAGACGCTCAGTAATTACGGATTTGAGCCCAAGACCAGGTCTTGGATTGATGACGAGATGGACGGACCGGGGCTTTGGGAGAGTGCCACCCACAAGATCGTGCCGCATGAAGATGGCCGGTACACCATCCTGCAGTATGGGGAGATCACGGACTACGATGACGCCACGAAGACCTTCTCGGTGGAGAAGATTAAGAACGGCCCTGCATTCTGCTACTTTGGGATGATTGATTGGGAGGACGAGGACTACTGCGATAAGTTGCTGACGTCTATTGGCGCGGTCATTGAGATTGACCATGGCTTTGACGACGTCTTTGGGGAAGACGAGGAGTGAACGATAGCCAAAGCCATATTGTTAATGATGCAGAACTAACAAAATTATGGCAAGTGCAATTCGCTTTACCGAGGTAATTAACAACAACGGAACCGCTCTCACGGGAAATGCTCTTCGTGAAACGGCTATTTCCTCTGACGACTTTAAGTGGGCTTACGCTGGCTCTGGTGCCAACCGGTACGTAGAGTTCTACGACGCGCAGATTGGTGCCAATCGGGTTGCGACCATCACTACGGGGTCTTATGCAAACCTTACGGGTACTTCGGGTACACTCACCCAGGTAACAAGCACCGTCAGCGGCATTGGTAAGTACGATGCACCTGTCACGGGTGTTTCTACAGCTACAGGGTCTTTCATCATCAACTTGGAGCACATCGCCATTGCCTACTTAACGGCAGCAGGTTCTTCCAACGTTCAGTATGCATTCAAGAACAAGTGCTTTGAGTTTGCCATTAACAGAACTCCGGCTCAACTTCGTACTGCTGCAATAACGGGTAACGCCGTCAAGCTGATGTCCTTGGAGTTCCCGGTTCGCTTTATGAGCAACAACCGGATCTTGAATGCAAGTGCTACGGGTGCTTCTGGTTGCATCTTTGCCTTCTCAAAACTGAAGTCTGCAGGAACCATCCTCAACGACCAACAGTACGTGAATGCAGGGGTTACCGGTATGGTTACCGAGATCTACCTTGACACACCAGACAGCCTGGTTCTTGCCACAGACACAACCCTCGCAAACCTTATCCCCGGATTCTAATGAGTGCAAAACTTATCTTCTTTGACTTTGTAACCGAACAAGGTACGCCAAACTCTCCTTGTGCGATTAATGCGTCACAAATCGTGTACATGTACACTACGCAGTCTACAAAGACCGCCGTTGTGTTCACAAATGGAGACTTGATGGTGGCAAATCAAACATTGGCGTCGTTCAAGTCCGGAGAACTATCCCAGGGATTGGGCGAGTTTGTGTCTATTGGGACCCCTGAATCGTGCAACAAGGCCCCATGGGGATCGTCAAAGGGAGAGGTGTTGGTCAATACGACTTATTTGAGTCAAGTACAGGTTTCCCCTGAATACAATACTTTGGTTCAGCTAAATCAACCAAGCAGTTTTCCGGTAAGCTTTGTTACGCAAAGGCTAATTGATCAAATCGTAAGTGACTCTAAAATAAACGAGTCTCCATTCAATTATATTAGTCTGAACGTAACTCAAACAAGCACAAACGCTCCGGTAATCAACTCTGTATACAGTAATGTCGGACTTACGGCAACGCAAGTAACTGGGTCTAGGAGTAACACCGGCATATACGCTTTGGCATTTCCTACGGAAACGCCGATTGGATCATCTCCATCTTTTTTCGTTTCGTCTCCAACCGGTGCGACAAACAATCCAATTGTAAAGATTTCGGCAACATCAGCAACCGGACTTAACATAGTAACTCAAAGCTCTGGATTTACCAATGCTGACGGCATTTTGTCAAACACCAAAATCAATATTTTGTCTTGGCCAACCATTTCGGTGCCATCCTCAATTCTTCGCATTGGCGCAAAAATGCAAGGAGGAATTGTTTTCCATATTGATACATCCGCAAGAAAGGGCTATGCGTTGTACGAAGGAATAGTTGACGCTGGGATTGTTTGGTGTACGCCGACCGGAACAAACGTAACAGGAGTTAGCTTTACAGTAAATTCTGCATCAACTGGCATCGCCCGAAGTGCAACAAATACATCATTAATTGCGACAGCAGCTACTGGCGTTGGAGCATCCGTATCTGCCGAGGCTTTTTCAGCAACAGTAGACGGAGTTACCTATACCGATTGGGCATTGCCTTCTGAAGGAGCCTTGAATGCCATTTATGACTCTCTTCTTTACGCAACAACTGACCCATACGGATTGCGGAGCATTATTCCTGTGGGTGCAGATCTTTGGTCGTCAAACCAAGGGTCTTCGTCAAGTGTAGCGAGATATGTCAAATTTAACACATCATCAAGAGTCAACGCTCAGATTTCAAAAGTAAATGCGTATTTAGCATTAGCAGTTCGCGAGTTTAGTTTCTAAGTACAGAAACAACATTTCTTAAATGCTATTTAAAATAAGTCAAGAGGATGTCTTTGATGACAATCCTCATTTGTCCATCCTTACGGAGTTCAAGGGCATAACTTCGGACGAGTTCAAGTTCGTAGCCCTGTACGCGGATTGGAAGTCTCCCTACAAGAACCTATCCCCCGAGGAGCGCTACCAAAAAGCACTCCTCAACGTGTCTTCAGTCCGCAAGGACAAGATCGGTAAGTACATCGAGGCATACCACGACATGCAGGGCATTGGTTCGGAGAGGGAGTCCCTGGAAGCCCTGGAGGCAGCCCTGTCCGAGATACGCAAGAGACTCAAAGGGGCCCAAGGCTTAGAGGCCGACGAGATTAAGAAGCTTTCCGCATCGCTCATTGACCTGACCAAGCAACGCAAGGCCATTGAGATTATGATCAACACGGAGATGAACATGGACATGCAGAAGGATTCTTCTGCCGAGGACGAGATGTCCGCCATTGACAGCTTTCACGCATGAAGCAAAGCCTGGTTGATTACCTTTTTAACAGCGCCTTTGACGTCAACGAGAGGGTCAGGTACTACTTGGACAAGATTGGACAAATACAGATGTCCACTTACAAGCCTAAGAAGATGATCATTCCTTCGTTTTCTAGCCGGACTGAGCAGTCCAAGTGGGAGAACGAACAGATACGCAGGACGAGGTTTGGGCATGACGGCATCTGTGGGATGACGTACATGTACACCTACTTTTGGAAGATGAAGTCCAAGAACGGGGGCCTCATCTCCCCGGAGTTTCGCAGGTGCAACGCGGAGTTCTTCAACCTTATTGAGTCTTGCCTGTACGGCGAGTCAAGCCTCTACCCGGACAATACCGGTAGTGGCGTCATCCTTGGTGGACGGCGACGTTGGGGCAAGTCCTACAGCCTTGCCAACGCGATGTACTGCACGGCGATCCATAATCCCTATTCGGAGATTGGTTTCACATCCAAGTCCGAGGAGGACATGAAGAAGTTCATGAGCGACGTGCTGAAGACTGGTTACAACAACCTGCCGTCTTTCTTGCGCGCTACATCCATGGCCGGCAACTCGGCATCGCGCCTAGAGTTCGCCAAGAAGATTCGCGACAAGGATGGCAACATCAAGAAGGTGGGTCTTAACTCGGTCATCTTTGGCCGTTCCCCTGAGCCGACGTCGTTTGAGGGATCCGGTATGCGCATGGTGGTGTACGAGGAGCCCGGCAAGTGGGACCCAGGTCAGCTCAAGCAGAACTGGTCCTATACGGAGCCGGCTTTGGCAGCAGATGACGGTATCACCCGGAAGGGTGTCCCCATCCTTGCCGGTACGGCCGGAGATGCAGCAGAGAACGGCGATGACTTCAAGGACTTTTGGTACAACGCGGAAGGCTATGGCCTTATCCGCTACTTTGCTGCCGGCTGGAGTGGCTTTATGATTGACAACGAGCTGGGCAACGAGAACGTCATTGAGGGGCTGAAATACATCCTTAGTGAGCGCGAGAAGAAGCGTAAGCAGTCCATGAAGCGGTATTACGACTTCATCGTTCAGTACCCCTTGGAGGCTGAGGAGATGTTCATCCAGGTGGGTGATTCGCCTTTTGATGTGGAGTTGATTAACAACCGGATCGCGCACTTGGACACCCATCCACCCAAAATGAAGAGAGGTTTGTTCCGTAAATCCAACGACAAGGTGGTATTCATCCCCAAAGAAGACGGGGATGTCATCATGTTGGAGGAACCCTCTGACGACGTTCAGTATGCCGCCGGGTGTGACCCGACGGATGGCGCCAAAAAGGAGGGCATTGGCTCAGACCTGTCGTTCTTTATCGCGAAGGGGTTGCACCTAGGGGAAGAGGAAACGCACAGCGGTGGTGCCGTATTGCAGTATACAGCCAAGCCCAAGGACATGAACGAGGCTTACGAGCAATGCGCCTTGGCGGTGGAGTACTACAGCAAGAAGAGCACCTGCACGGTGTTGATTGAAAGAAACAGGGCCCGGATGATATCCTACTTCCAGGATCGGGACTTGACGAAATTTCTGGCGAAAAAACCACCCAAGATTGGCAAATTAGCCAGGCCGGGAAATGTTGTAGAATACGGCGTTTACATGGACGAAATGGTTAAGGATCAGATGATTGGTGTTATTGACGATGACCTGACGTCCAACATTGAGCACTACCAATACTCTGATTTATTGTCGGATTTGGCGAATTACAACCCGGACAACAAGAAGAAAAAGTACGACCGTGTGGATGCTTGGGGCCTTACTTTGATTAATTTACGAACCGTAGCCAAAAGCCGTTTGTTAAGAAAAGAGACAAGCCATGACCTGTTCAAGGGTTTTGACTATGTTTTTAGTAAGGAGGGAAAACTACAACGTAAATGAGCGCTACCGCAATACAAACTACTTTCCCCAATATGTGGGTCCAAGACTCGCAGAAAGGGGAGGATTACCACAAGCAAGCCATCTTGGCTATTCTTGGGCAGACGGTGGCGAACGGTTACATTCCCAACCTTTACACGGCCATGGACCGGTCCATGAACTTCTACAACGGAGACTACGACCTTTCCAAGAAGTTTGACTTCCTACAGAAGGATTACAACGGACGGAGTCTTCCGGCCTTATGGATTAACTTCAACAAGATTCGCAACAAGATTAACCTCCTGGAAGGAGAGGTGGCTATTCAGAAGTTGGACGTATCGTGCAAGACGCTGAATCGTGACGCCGTATCCCGCAAGATGAAGAAGAAGTCTTCCATCATTGCCCAGAAGATCATGATGTCCATTATGCCAAAGATTGACCCTACGGGGGAACTCATTGAGATGAAGGAACCGGACTTTCTTCCATATTCGGAGGAGGAGTTGGACCTCTACATGCGTTCCTCTTACAAGGAACCCATTGAGCGCACCATGGACTCCATCTTACGCTATGAGATTGAGAGGGACAAATACGTGCAGACCAGGCTTGCCTTTTGGAGGGATATCCTCATAACCGGTCGGGCTATTGGTAAGCACGAGCTCAAGTACGGAAAGCCACACATCAGGCGTGTAGACCCACGCTATGTCATCGTGGATCCCTATGTTTTTGACGACAGCTTTAGCACATCGGCATTCATTGGTGAATGGCGCTACGCTCCGGTCACGGAGGTCTGCGACACCTATGGCTTAACGCTCGAGGAGTTAAATACGATAAGGTACGACCAAGGTTCTTGGCTATGGGGAGGTTATTCGCAGAACGGCACGAACTTCCTATTGCCCTACATCACCGTGAACAACCAGTTTATGTGCTTGGTGTTTTACGCGGAGTGGAGAGACATCCGTCAGGTAAGAGCCAAGGTAACCGTAGACCAATACGGAGGTGAGCACGTCAAGATTCTTGGGAAAGACGAAAAGCCCAAGTTGACAGAGAAGGAGAAAGAGTACGGTGGACGCATTGAAACGAGGAATATTGAGACGATCCGCAAGGCAACCCTTGTGGGGTCAAGCGTCGTAAAGGAGTGGGGCGAGATGAACAACATCGTAAGGGACAGCGTTGACAACCCGGTGAAAGCCGAGTACAGTTACACGATTATCTCTCCTCAGTACACCAACTTTAGGACGGTGTCCAAGGTTGAGGAGATGTCTGCCCTGCAGGAGTTCAAGGACCTGATCATGTACACCGTGCAGCAGGAGATGTCCACGGCAGGCCGTAAGGGCTTTGTCTACGACCTTCGCTACAAGCCGGACAACCTGCAGTTGCAGGACGTGATGTACTACCTGAAGACCTCCGGTATTGCGTTTACGAGCAGCGGACAGGAAGCGGTACCACCTAACGGTAACCCATTCCCAAGCATTGACACGGGTATTTCAAATTCCATTAATCTGTATTTGAACCTGGCATCGTACATCGACATGGAGATTGACAAGATTTCCGGAATCAACGATGCTCGCCAGGGCTTTCAGAAAGGCGACGCCCTTGTGGGTGTAAGCCAAATGGCCGTTATGCAGAGCAGTCTGATTACACAGCCGTTGAACAAAGCTTTTGAAATCTTTGAGAACGAGTTGTTGCAGAAGTACGCCAACTACATCAAGACCATTTTCCCATTCTTAAAGGAGCAGTATGAGCCTATCGTATCAGAAATCGGTGTTGACATTATGGAGATTGACGAAGATGTACCTCTTCAGGATTATGGTATTTTTGTCAAGGTTAACTCCGATGATATCATGAACAACCGGCAGCGGTTTGAGAGCATTGTTACCACGGCTGTACAGTCTAGCAATGTCACCCTTGCCGAAGCCATGGTTCTACTTTACAACCCCGACACGAAGGAGGCTGTTAAGAAGTTCTTGGCTCTGCAAGACCGCAAAGCAGCCCAGGCACAGCAGTCTCAAGAGCAACAGGGCGCCATGCAACAACAGCTCATGCAACAACAGATTCTTGGTGATACGGAGAAGCAAATCCAGGTGGATAGGGCTCGCTCCGAGAACAAAGGTCAACTTCAGGTGTTAAGAGAAGAGTTAAAGAACCGCACAATGGAGCAGCAAACTCAACTTGATATGCTCAAAAAAGAGCAGGAGCAGAACTTTAACCTCATCTTTGAAGCGTTAAAAGAACAAAAAACCCAATAAACATGTCAGAAGAATTAGAACAACTAGCCCTTCAGAAGCTGAATGGCGAGCCAACAGGCGTGGCCATTAATGGCGACGAGAACGAGCAAGCAGCGTTGAATGCCCTTAACGGTCAACCCGAATTGCCACCACAGGGTGAACCACAGACCCCTGAGGCCCCAAGCGAAACACCGGTTGATTTGGAGGACGAACCAAATGGAGACGAACCTGCAAACGAAACCGGTGCAGAAAATGTTAATGCAGATGAGAACCCTAACACGGACCTCAATTTCGACATTGACCTTGATGAAGGCGTTGTAGTACCTGCTACGGATGATTTCGTAACAAAGTACAAAAACGAGTTTGAGGAACTTGGACTTGAGGGAGTTAATACCTCCCAGGATTTTGTAGAAAAGTTCAAGAGCCTAAAACAGGAACTGGAGGAAACGAAAGAATCCACCAAGACCGTCTTCGCCAACGATATGATCCGAGAGGCGAATGAGATCATGAAGCAGGGAGGTGACTGGCTGAGTTATTTAGGCTTGTCGACTCTTGATTACGATTCAGTCCCCGATGTGGAACTTTTATCGTATGAGCTTAAATCCGACTTTGATACAAAGGAGGAACTTGATGAGTACATTGCCTCCCTTGACGAGACCCAAATTCGCCTTAATGCGAAGAGGATACGAAAGGACTTGAAGTTGCAGCAGGATACTCAGAAGCAACAGATTGCCTTACAGGCTCAGGAACATCAGCGTGTTTACGATGAGAACCTCCGCAAGGCAATCAACGGCATCGACAAAGTGGACAGGGTTAAGGTCAAGGACCAAGACCGTGCAAGCATCCAAAAGATGCTCACCACCTACAACGATAAAGCCAAAGCAACTGAGTTCCAAATCAAGCACTTCCTGAAGCCTAATGGAGAACCGGATTTCCAAAAGATGGTGCAAAGCGCCTACAAATTGGAGATGTTCGACAAGGTACTTGAGTACGCTACCCGTAGCGCCAAGAATTCAGGAAAAGCCGCTGTGATTCAAAACTTGTCCAACGTAGAGAGACCGAAAGCAACGAACATTGCTGAGACTACTCCACGAAAGGCTTTGTCTACTGTTGAATCAGAAGTTGAAAGGTTGAGAAAGGGTGAAAAACCTTTGTTCTAAACTTAAACAAACAAAAAAATGGCTTACATTAATACAGGCAATCCAAACAATGCTGCTCCAAATACCATTAACGTTGGTAGTGTGGATAGCACCTACGTTTTTGGAGGAATCCAAAAACCCGATTTCAGCGATTACATCACATATCGCTTCCCTCAGTACACCATCACAACTCTCTTGGGCCGTATTGGTCGTAAGAACCCTGTTGTTGGTAACGACGTTTTCAACTGGTTTGAAAAGGGCAAGTTCCGTCAATCGGTTACAACCACAACCGCACCAACTGGAGCCGCTACTGGCACAAGTGGTTCTGTGACCGTTCCAGCTGGAACTCAGGCTTCCTTCTTGCTTGGTGACGTTATCCGCTTCGAAAACGATGTCTACGGCGTTATTACTGCTGTGACTGGAGCAAACGGTAACGGCGCATCAGGAACGTTAAACTTTAACGCTCTTGGAGCCACCTTGGGCGCGAGTATCGCAACTAGCGGTATCAAGTTTGCTCACCTGTACAACTTGCAGCAGGAGTACTCCGACAGCCCATCCGGTCGTGTATGGCAAGAAAACCAGGTCAGCGAGTACCTCGGCATCATGCGCCGTTCTGTAGTTTGTTCCACAACTCAGGGCTCTAACCTCAAGTGGGTAAAAAAGTCTGACAGCGAGTGGTCTTACTACTACATCAACGAGATGGAAACCATGCAGGAGATGGCCATGGACCGCGAGATGTACATCTTGGCCGCAAAGTCAAACGGAACCACCACAACCGGTAACGTAATGTCCGGCCGCCTTGGTGGTAACGGTATCTTGCAGCGTGTGATCACCAGCGGGGTTGTAGGAACCTACTCCTCTGCTATTGCCGAGACCGACTTGGCCGAGCAAGTTCGCTTGATGTGCTTGAACAGCAACGCAACTGAGTTCACCGTCCTTTGCGGTAGCTCTGCCTATGCCGATGCTCAGTTCGCACTCCGCGACTACACCTTGAACGGTGGCATCAGCTTTGGTGTGTTCTCTGGCGATGGTATCATGACCGGCTTGAACATCACCAAGTACAAGTTCATGGACAAAATCTTGAACTTCGTCCTGTACTACCCATTCGCCAACGAGGCTCTGTTCCCTGCTCCTGCCACTTCCGGCATCAACTGGGATAAGGCCATGTTGTTCTTGAACATGGGTACCGACGATCGTGGCAACCCGCTCATCAACTTGCGCTATAAGCAAGACCTGTTGGGCCAAAGCCTTGAGTTCCGCCGTACCGTCCAGGAAGGTATCACCTCCCCAGAAGCCGGTGCCGGAGCCGCTCGTTCTAACGGTAAAGATGGATTCACAGTAGACTTCTACTCTTCCATCGGTGTTGAATTGCGCGCAGCCAACAACCACGGTTTGTTGTACGCAGCGTAACCCCTCTTAACGGAGGTAACGAAGCCCTCGCCCACAAGGCGGGGGCTTTTGTTTTGGAACCAATTGTAGTGTTCGTTGTTATTAGGCTATAAAATACAACAAATGGCAACAACTAAAGACTTTGAGGCCTTTATGCTTCAATCCGGAAACGGAGGAACCTTCCACTTTTCCGAATACCGGACCCTTGACGGGAAGATCCACCGGCTCACCGAAACGATTCTGCCGGATGGTCGCACAAGGTACAAGCGTTTTCACTTGAACGCGGACGAGCCCTACATGATTCACAAGAGCAATGAAGAGCTCATGGAGTTCTTTATGAACCACCCCAACAATCCTGAATCGCCATGGTTTAACGGCAAGGCTTTGTTTAAGCGCTTACAGCCCGAGGTTGATTCACAGCAGCGCATTGAAGACAAGCTCTTGAACGCCAAAGCTCTTACCCTTGCTTCAGAACTGAAGGGCCGTAGGCTCTTGGAAGTTGCATCGCTCTGCGGCATGTTCTACGATGAGGAGGACGAAATCGCAGCCTTTGAGGGCGTATTGACTTTTGCTGACCGGGATCCTAAGCAGTTCTTGCGGATTTACAACATCCCCAACAAGGAAGCCCGTATGCGTCACTTGGTACGCACAGCGGTCTCTCGTGGTGTTATCACGACCGGTGATGGAGTTTACCGCTTTGGTAGCTACACGCTTGGTGTTGACGAGAACTCAACCATTGGTAAGCTCGTCAACGAGAAGGAAGTCCTTGAGATGATCGAGAGCCGTCTTGGATTCTTGGAATCCGACAGGGAGGCGAAGGTTGAGAAGCCTGCCCCAAGCGTTGCCCCGGAGCCTGCGCAGAAAGAGCCAGAGATTACCATGGCCGACATCAACAAGTATGCCAGGAACAGGAAGCCTCAATAAAATTGTGGGCAACGAATGAAAAATGGGCGCATTTGCGCCCATTTTTGTTTTATAGCACTACTGAACCCAAGGCAAAACCTATTTGTTAAATGAAAGATAGAGGTATAAAATGACGACAGCAGAACTAAGCTCAAGATTTGATTTGATTTGCGATAAGGTGGGTTCTCCCTACTTTACTGCAGCAGAAAAAGCCGATTTCTTCAATACGGCTCAATTGAGCATTATTGACGAGATTATTTTCCCGACCAAGAAGCAGGACCGCAAGGATGTTGACATTTTTG